GCAAGCTTATAAAGAATTATTACCCGCTGGCGGTCCAGTCAAAACTCAAGTAGTGGGTGCATACGATTCAGTAGTAGAAGAACAAGCACAACGTGTACGTGAGTTTATGAACTATGAGATTGTGCATGTCATGCAAGAGTATGACGAAGACTTAGACCAAATGTTGTTCTATCTGCCACTTGCAGGTTCTGCGTTTAAGAAAGTGTATTACGATGAAAACCTACAACGTCCCGTCTCTAAGTTTGTTGCACCTGAAGATTTAATCGTACCTTATTACACAACGGATCTAGAATCTTGCCCACGCATTACACACGTTATTAAGATGCCAGACAATGATGTACGCAAACTACAAGCTATTGGTTTTTATAAGAAGTTTGATATGCAGCCCGATGATGATGCTAATGATTATTCATCGTTAAATACAGAAAAAGAGAAACTAGAAGGCATGGAGCCTTCTTATGATACAGGCGAAGTCTGTATGTTATATGAAATCCATTGTAATTTAGACCTTGAAGGGTTTGAAGATATAGGTGAAGACGGTGAAGAATCAGGCGTTAAGTTGCCTTACATCGTGACTATTGACTCTAATACTGAAAATGTACTGTCAATACGCAGAAATTTCAAAGAAGAAGACCCAATGCGTAATAAGATTGAATACTTTGTGCATTTCAAGTTCTTACCAGGACTTGGTTTCTACGGCTTTGGTCTTTCTCACATGATTGGCGGCCTATCTAAAGCTTCTACCTCTATATTAAGACAGTTAATTGATGCGGGAACGCTTGCTAATCTGCCTGCTGGGTTTAAAACCAGAGGCATACGCATTAGAAATGAAGACGAACCGATTCAACCTGGTGAGTTTAGAGATGTAGATGCACCCGCAGGCTCACTTCGAGATGCAATACAGCCATTACCGTTCAAAGAACCGAGTGGCACACTGTTAAATCTACTGGGATTATTGGTTTCATCAGGCCAACGCTTTGCTTCTATTGCAGAAATAGCGGTAGGCGAGGGTAATTCACAAGCACCTGTAGGTACAACACTGGCTTTGATGGAAAAATCCACTAAAGTATTGAGTGCAATACATAAACGCCTACATAATGCTCAAAAGAAAGAGTTTGGGTTATTAGCCAATATTTTTGCTGATAGCTTGCCACCTACCTACCCATATCAGGTATCAGGCGGTCAAAACGAGATAAAACAGTCCGATTTTGATGGTAAAGTTGATATATTCCCTGTTAGTAATCCAGATATATTTTCTACTAGCCAACGTATTGTAATGGCTCAAGAAATGATGCAATTAGTGCAATCTAATCCTGAGATACATGGTCCTGGTGGCGTATATGAAGCGTATCGTAGGATGTATTCTTCATTAGGCGTAGACAATATTGACACCTTATTGTTACCACCGCCTCCAAGTGAGCCATCACCTATTGAAGCAGGCATGGAAAACAGCACTTTGATGATGGGCGGTCAAGCACAAGCATTCCCACAACAAAATCACGATGCTCATATTGCTTCTCATTCTAGTTTATTAAGTTTGCAACCTGTACAAGTTAACCCTCAAGTGCAAGCCAATATAATCTCTCATATTATGGAGCATTTACAGTTAAAAGCTGATGCCATTGCTCAACAACAAATGCCACCAGAAGCGATGCAACAATATCAACAGTTGCAACAACAAGCACAGCAAGTCAGTCCAGTTGAGGCACAACAATTAAATACGCAAGCTAATGATATATTGGCACAATTTAGCGCACCTATCATGACCGAGCTAATGACTCAGTTTACTCAACAAATTGGCACGCCTCAAGAAGAAGACCCATTAGTGACAATTAGAAAACAAGAGTTAGCTTTAAAAGGTCAACAGTTAAATCAAGAACAGCAACAGTTTGTAGCGAAAGAAGAACAACGTGCAACGGAACAAACCCGACAAGATACAATAGATAGAGAACGTATTGGTACCATGCGTGATATTGCAATAATGAAAGACGAAACTACAAAAGATAGACTAGACCAGCAAAAAGAACTAAAATTAATTGATATTGGATTAAAAGAGCTATAACTATGATTAAGAGAACTGAAGTAAAAGATCAGAAAACACCAACTGTTTTAAATGGTAAGCAGTCTTACTCTAATAAAGGTAATGTTGTTACCAAGAAAAGCAAATCATTTTCTGCCAGCACTAAAGCAACACCAGGCATGGGTAAAGGTAAAGCAAGAGGAATGGGCGCTGCCGAATTTGGCGGTAAATTTTCTGGCGTTTACTAATGGATGCCATTTGGCTTGCTGAAGTTTTACAAAAGTTAATAGTAGAAAAAAAAAACAGACTTAGAGAGTTTGATTTTGAATGGTGCTAAAAACTTTGAAGAATATAATTACCTACGTGGTCGATACAATTCCCTCGATGACGTAGATCAAGAAATAAGGGAGTTGCTGAAAAGGATGGGTGACAACGATGACAAAGGTAGTAGTACCTGAACATATCGCAAGAGAAGTTGAAAAAGAAAGTGAAAAAAAAGTAGGATGGGATGCTAATGGCTCCCCAGTAGAAGAAGCTTACGTCAAACCTGACGCTAGAGTTTTAGATCCAACGCTTTTAGACAAATCATTTTTGGAACGTATGCCGAGTCCGACTGGATGGCGCATGTTAATACTTCCATATAAAGGTAAGGCCGTTACTAAAGGCGGTATCGTATTAGCCAAAGAAACCATTGATAGAGAATCATTAGCTACAGTAGTGGCTTATGTTATTAAAATGGGTCCATTGTGCTATGCCGATAAAAATAAGTTTGGCGAAACACCCTGGTGCCAAGAAAAACAATGGGTATTAATTGGTAGATATGCAGGCGCTAGGTTTAAACTTGGTGACGATGCAGAGTGCCGTATCATAAACGATGACGAAGTTATCGCAACAATAGACGACCCTGACGATATTGTCAGCGTCTAACATGAGGAGAAATCATGCCAGAGTCACAAAAAGTTGAAGCAATTGAAGATCAGGTTCAAGAACCTACTGAAATTGTCGAACTTGATGAAGAGGTAAGTTCTAGCGAAGTACCAATAGAAGATATATCAAAAGAAGAAACCGTCAAAGATAAAGAAGAAGACGAACTAGTTGATTATTCTAAAGGTGTACAAAAACGTATTGCCACGCTGACTAAAAAAATGCGTGAACAAGAACGAGCAGCTAATTCTGCTTTTGAATATGCTAAGAACTTACAAACTGAAAATGAAACGCTAAAGAAAAATAGTTCCCAATTAAATAAGAATTATCAATCTGAAGCAGAAAACAGATTAAAATCGCAACGTGCGCAAGCCAATGCTGTTTTAAAATCAGCTTATCAAGACCAAGATTGGGATAAAGTAACTAAAGCGCAAGATATACTAGGAAAGATTAATTTAGAAGAGGGTAAATTAGCTACGTCTAAGATGACAGTGCAACCCACTGAAAATTATCAGAATTATCAAGCGCCACAACCTAAAGCTCAAGCTCCAACCCCAAATCCAGACCCAAAAGCCGAAGATTGGGCAAGTAAAAATGATTGGTTTGGTGAGGATGAAACTATGACTTTGGCTGCTTTTAACTTCCATCGTAAGCTAATTGAGGAAGAAGGATTTGATACAAACGATCCTATGTATTACACTCAAATAGACAAACGTATGCGTTCTGAGTTTCCACATAAGTTTAGTAATGGTGGGGAAACACAGTCCAAAGGGAGAATACAGCAAACTGTAGCTCCTGTTGGGAGAAGCGAAAGCTCTGGTACTAAACGACAAGTTAAGCTAACCAAGAGTGAAGTTGACATGGCGAGGCGTTTGAATGTGCCTTTAAAAGAATATGCTAAACACATTAAAAGGTAAGATAAGATATGAGTAATAAAGAATTAAATACCGATGCGCAAGCATCAAACAACAGAACTTCGCGTTCTGCCGAAACACGAGCTAAAAGTACCGCTCGCAAACCGTGGCGACCTCCATCTATGTTGGAGACACCACCTGCACCTGAAGGATATTCCTACAGGTGGATAAGAGCTGAAATTGTTGGACAGGAAGATAGAAAAAATGTAACTTCTAGGCTGAGAGAAGGTTTTGAACTTGTTAAAGCCGATGAGTTAAATGGATTCGAACTTCCCACGCTTGACGATGGAAGGCACGCAGGTGTTGTATCAGTAGGTGGTTTGTTATTGGCCAAGATTCCTAATGAAACGAGACAAGAAAGGAATGCCTACTTTCAAGCTCGCAGTCGAACGCAACAAGATGCGGTTGACAATGATTTAATGAAAGAATCTGATCCAGCCTCTCCGATCTTACGACCAGAGAGAAAAACAAGCGTAACTTTTGGCGGTGGTAATCGTGAATAACGAAACCACTATTTTTTTAAATAACTGAATAAAGGTTTTTCATTATGGCGAATAAAGATGCACCTTTCGGGTTTCGAGCAGTAGGTAAGGTAGGCAGTAGTGTAGCTAATGGCGGCACAACTGAGTACAGTATCGCTACTGGCGCAACTGGAGATATCTTTTCGGGCGACCCAGTAAAAATGTTAAGCACTGGTACTATTTTAGTAGCAGGCGCTGCAACTACTTTATTGGGAATATTCAGAGGATGTAAATTTACGGACAGTGCTGGTGATACTATTTTCTCATCATACTTTCCTACTACTACAGCATCCGATGATATTGTTGCATTTATAGATGATGATCCAAATACTCTGTTTGAAGTACAATGTGCTGGGTCTTTAGCCCAGACTGCCGTTGGTAACAACGCAGAACTTTCTTATACCGCAGGATCTACCAAAACTGGTATGTCAGCGGCAGAACTTTCTGCTACCACGGCTGCTACTACTGCTCAGTTTAGAATCGTAGGATTCTCTTCTGATCCAGCAAACAATACACTTGGATCTGCTAACGTAAACGCAATCGTATATATTAACGAACATTTCTACACTACAGTAACAGGGGTATAAATAGTGGCTATTAATAGAAGTCAACTAGCCAAAGAGCTAGAGCCTGGTTTAAACGCCCTGTTTGGGATGGAATATTCTAGGTACGAAGCAGAACATGCTGAAATTTTTGATACTGAATCATCAGACAGAGCGTTTGAAGAAGAAGTGTTAATCTCAGGTTTCGGTAATGCTGAAGTAAAATCTGAAGGAAGTGGTGTCAGATTTGACAACGCTAACGAAGGCTATACTTCTCGTTACACTCACGAAACTGTTGCACTTGCTTTTGCATTAACAGAAGAAGCTGTTGAAGATAACCTATATGACCGTTTAGGAGCTAGATATACTAAAGCTCTTGCACGTTCTATGGCTAACACTAAGCAAATCAAAGGTGCTGCTGTATTGAACAATGCGTTTGATACAACAGGTGGTGACGGTAAAGTGCTTATAGCAACAAATCACCCTCTGGGTGGTGGTGGCTCATTAGCAAACCGTGCAACTACTATGGCAGATTTGAATGAAACTTCGTTAGAAGATGCGTTGATTAATATATCAACGTTTACTGATGACAGAGGTTTATCAATTGCTTTGAGAGGAATGAAACTTATTGTTCCACCTCAACTTCAATTCGTTGCTGACAGACTACTACAAACTCCAGGGCGAGTAGGAACATCTGACAATGACGTAAATGCTATCAGAAACATGGGAATGTTGCCTGACGGTTATGTAGTTAATCACTACTTAACTGATACAGACGCTTTCTTTATCAAGACAGATTGTCCTGATGGATTCAAGCATTTTGAAAGATCACCAATGTCTACGGCATTAGAGGGAGATTTCGACACTGGTAACATGCGATACAAAGCTAGAGAAAGATATTCTTTTGGATATTCTAACTTTAGAGCTGTATACGGTTCTCAAGGAGCGTAAGTTCTAAAAAAGGAAAGGGGAGCTTTGGCTCCCTTTTTTTTGTTTCATTTTTAATCGTATCTGGTATACAATCAGAAGCACTAGGATAATTATATTTGTTTTATCGACTGACCTAGCAGACAAGCCGAGACGATAAGACTTATTTTTTCAGGAGAAAAGATTATGGCGAATTCAAGTTTTAGCGGACCAGTCAGGTCCAAAAACGGATTTATAACTTATCGAGTTAATTCCTCAACAGGAGCAGAGACTACTTACGGAACTAAAGAAGGTGGAGCGTACCAAATTGGTAGCACAACTGGAACAAGTTCAATACTAGGTTTTGCACCTACCGATTTTTTTACAGGTAAAGGATCAAATCCAGACTCAATTATTAACCCTTTTGCAAGTGGTACTACTTCAGTAACCGATTCTTTAGGAAATGATATTCCTTTAGGATCAGTTTTATACTACGGTGATAGAGTATTTAGATACGGTTTAGCAGGCGGTGTTGCATTAACAGCAGGAAAACTTGTTCAAACGGCTGTTGGAACAAAAGCTGATCATCAAGATTTAGCCCCAACCGCAGCAGTTGCAGCAGGTGAGTATGAGATTTCAGTAGAAACAGCAGGAACTGACCTTACTTTAAATCAGTATGCAGGTGGTTATCTTTATGTAAATGATGGTGCAGGCGAAGGACAATGTTTAAAAATTAAGTCTAATCCAGTACACGATCATTCGGATGATCCTTCAGTTGTAATAACATGTCACGATGCATTAGCTACAGCAATAGCAACTTCATCTAAAGTTTCTTTAATGTCAGACCCCTGGTCTGGACTTGTGGTTGCACCAGCAGCAGAAACAGGCGCAGCAATGGGTGTTCCCGTTGTCGATATGGCATTAAGTGCTTATGGTTGGTTCCAAACTTATGGACCAGCAGCAGTATTAACTGTAGGAACTGTAGTGCTTGGGCATAATGTAGTGAGATCAGCAACCGTTGCAGGTGGCGTAGCCCCAGCAACAAGTGATATCCTAGATATCGTTGGTACAACTATGTTGGTTGATGTAACTACTGATTACTCGTTAATCAAACTTAATATATAAGTAGGAGTAACTTATGGCTGATGCAGTTACAAGTCAAAAACTTATAGACACTGACAGAAAGCTGGTTTATAAATTCACTAATATCTCCGATGGGTCAGGAGAAGCGTCTGTTGCTAAAATAGACGTCTCAGGACTTAATACCAATGATGAAGGCACGGCTTGTTCACGAGTTGTCCTTACGCAAATTTGGTATGACATCGGAGGTTTTAGGGTTGCTATTGAGTGGAACGCTTCAACAAATGTTGTTGCAGTTGTCCTTGGTGGAAGTGCCGCAGTAGGAGTCTCTTCGGGTTATTATGACTTTAGAGATTGGGGCGGTATTACCAATAATGCAGGTAGTGGTATAAA